GTTAATGCACCGGTTATTGACACACCGGTGGTACTGGCCACCAATACATTGGATACACCGCCAATGCTGATATTGGCATTGCCATTGGCAGCAGGAATACCAATGTTGCTTGTGCCATTGGCTAATCTTGCAGAGCCAGCAAGGTCAGGACCGCCTACAATAAATTGTCCACCTAGTGGATTGGTCAATATCAAACTGTTGTTGGTACCAGACGTTATTGTACTTTCGCCTAGTCTGATGGTATTGCCGCTCAACCAGAGTGTGTTCCAACGCTGAGTATTTGAACCTATGTTATAAACATTGTTGCCCACTGGCAACAAGTTTCCTGCAAATGTGGTGCTGACGTTGCCAAATACCACAGTATTTGATACGCCACGAACAGATACAGCTACATTGGCACCTGCATTGTTGATATAGACATTGCTGTTGCCGTTGACAATGCTGTTGGCATTGCCGGTGTTGATGCCAGACAGTAATGCACCGTTTCCTAAAAAGTAGCTGCCTGCAATATTACCTACTGCGCTGACCAATCCGCCAGTGTTGATGTTGCCGCCAGTGATGTTGCTGGTGGCAGAAATTTGTCCTGCAGTTGAAAGACTGCCAACTGCTAAATTGCCTTTGATATTTGAACTTACGTTGCCAAATACTGCTACATTTGATGTGCCATTTACACTGACTGTAACATTGCCATTTGCACTGACAATTTTTACATTGGATGTGCCAGAATTTATGCTGGTGCCAGCAGTGGTAATTCCAGTTAATTGTGATCCGTTGCCTTGAAAAAATGCAGCATAAACTGTGTCGATTCTTGCAGTGGGAGTACCAATGTCGTACACAGCGTCAATGCTGGGCACAATGGTCGAATTTGCTTGGATATTGCCTATGCCATTGGCTTTGAGCACTAGATTGTTGTTGACACCATTAACGGTGATGGTGTTGCCGGAGATAACGACATTGCTGCCTACTGGGCCAGCAGTATAAATCTCAGTAAAATTTTCATTTACAGCGTTAAATGCATCGCGTAACGGTTCACCAGTGCCGTCATTTGCTGCTGCACCAATGTCAATAATCTGTTGTGCCATAGGTCTACAATGTCCTCTGATGTATTTACCAAAAGACTACGTTTGCTATTTTAGGATAATCTGGTGTAGGTCAGGAATGCACCACTTTGCACATTGATAGTTGACGCACTGGTTTGTGCCTGAATAGCCACATTGGCATTGCCGGCACTGTAGATAGTGCCTGTAATTCTTGCTGTTCTTGGTGTGGTGCCAGTCATTGCTTGTGTGGCAGCGGCTGTGCCTGACACATTGGATGTTGATGTAGAGAAAGCCGAAGTTTGTGTGGTTTGCGCTTCCACAGTGTAATAACACGTTCCTGCATCAAAATACGTGCTGAATCCAGTTGTAGTAGCACCAGCAGGCAATATAGGCAAATATGCTTCAAACTTGTAGGTATAGCCGCCCAGCATGAAGAACCCTAATGTACCAACGTTGGCTTGCACAGCACTGTTAAATGCCACTGTAGTGGGCTGCCATACTATGTTTTCTACACCAATACCTGTGCCATAACTGTTGCCAGTTACATTAAGGTTGGCACCAACAATGTTGCCCGAAGCCGTAACGGTACCACTGCGTACATTGCCTGTAGTGCTGAAATTTTGTGTGGCATTGAAGTTGGCAGCGTTTACGTTGCCAGTTACTGAAACTTGATCATCACTAACGATATTACCGCCACGAATGTTGCCAGTGGCAGTTATACCAGCAGACCCTGCGCTGACCGCACCTAAACTGATAACATTGCCACCAGTGATATTACCAGTGGCACTAATCAATCCTACTGTACGTAAATTTCCACCTTGTATATTACCAGTTACAGTAGCAAGACCGGCTGTGATTAAATTAGCACCTGAAATATTAGCAGCCGAAGTCACATTACCACTTATATAAGCAGTACCAGTCACTGCCAATGTATCTAGTGGTGCCGCATTAGCAATGCCTACATTGCCTGAACTGCCAATCACTGTGATTCTAGTTGAGGGTGTTGAAGTACTACCAGTTTGAATTTGAATATTGGCATTGCCATCACTGTCTTCGTACACCGCACGTATTCTTGCTGTAATTCTAGCGCCAGCACCTGTAGCGTCAGATGTAAACCATTCTATACCACCAATATTTGATCCTACTGATGTAACTGCAATATTTGAATCACGAAATCTAATATTCTGATTGCTGGTTGCGTTTGAACTATATGCTATCAACATGTTGCCGTTGACAATGGATATGTTGCCTGCGCCAGCAGCATTGGTAGTATATAGACCACCAGTGGTATTGATATTCCCTGCGTCAACGTTGCCCGTAAACCCTACTGCTCCGCCAAAAGTTGTACCTGATGGGGATACCACCATAACATTGGCCACACCACCAGGATTAAATGTAATATTGCCATTGATAGTGGGTATTTCAACACTACTGGTACCATTAAAAATCTTGTCAGCATTGATGTTGCCTGTCAGAACTGCGTTTCCAGTCACTGTGAGATTGCCCACAATGTTTACATTGGTACTTTGTAGGGTGACTAAATCACCTGCATTTATGGTTTCTAGTGTGTAGTCGCCACTGACTCGTTTGACTGTTGACATTTAAAGGTCCTTTGCGTTATTTATGCGGTCAAGCAAGTCTGTTAAGGGCATGTTTTGTAAATTAGGAATATTGTTTAGTTCTGGAATACTGGCTGTGGTGTCGCCCATTACGCGATGAAAACTGGTGTCAGGAAAATCTCTACAGATGGATACAAGTTGTTTAATCCAGTTGCCAGTAAATGTAGGCAAACTTGAGCTTTTTTTATAAAATTCTGTATCAGCATACACATTGTTAAATTTGTTGCCAGTAGTTGGTCCCATATCAAACCCAATGAGATACACAGCAACATGCTTGTCTAATGCTGCCAAAGCCACTGCAATGGGCCCTGAACTGAATCCAAAATAACTTTGTGGCACAGTTCGTGCGCCCAATCCTGGCAAGGGTTTTCTAGTGTACATTGTGTGATTTTGAGCATACCCAGAATTTTGAATTGTTTGTGAGATACCCCGATCTGTGCTGATCAACACGTCTGGTGCAAACTCTCTGTACAAGGCATTGCATCCGTAGATTTTGCCACGTTGCTTTAACTGATTTAAGTCCACTGCCAATCGGCTGACACCGTTGCCCAATACAAATGCTGCGCTCATAAAAAATCCCCCCTGTATGTATCAGGGAGGACTTAGGTGCGTTACAATTTAGGAAGTAACGTTGTCCACAATGGCCAGATCCAACAGATTTTGTTGGCCTGCTGCCACGGTGCCAGTGTTGGCAGCGGCTGTGGTTCCTGACTTGATCACTGTGCCTTCGTCAGTGAAGAAGTTGGTAGCATATCGTTTGTCTGCAATCACTGACGTAGCTGCGTAAGTCGATCCGCCGGTCCAATCCAACAAGAATTTGTTGGTAAGTTTGCTGACAGTAGTAGCAGTTGAATCACCTGTGGTAAAAGTAATGGCCATGAGTCCAGCGGCTGGAGTCACATCATCATCCAGCACACACACGCCCACACTGAAGGCTGCACCGTTGCCAGATCCTCCAACAGAAGTTGCTGTGAAGATTGTGCCTAACCCAAAGTTAGTAGGAGCACCGGCGGCGGTCCAGTTAGTGGTTGTGCCCACAGTGCTGATTTGATAGGCTTGGCCTACAACAAATGATCCGTCGTTGACGCCGGTACCATCGCCCACTAGATATTTGTGACTGCCTTTTTGGCGGATGATATAGCCCGTGGCCACACCAATGCCTGTGCCTGACGGATTGGCAATGTTCACAGTGACATCAACTCTGGGGTTGGTTGCACTAGGGGTATCAGTTGGTGCTGCACCGCCTACAACACCTAGATATTCAGTGGTGTTGAGTGTGTTGGCAGTGTTAACTACCGGTGCGGTCAATGACCCAAAGTTAGGAAAGCCAATATCCACACTGACGGCTGCGCCGCCGTTGCCAGATCCTGTGCTTGATTTTTGAATTTTAACAGGACGTCCCATTTTGTTTTCTCCTTAAAGAAGTCCGATGCGAGTTCTAGTCGCTACGCGGCGGGTTAAACCGCATAAAACGCATTATTGCGTTGACTTTTATTTATAGATACCGTAAAATAATAAACCGCACTGTATATACTGTAAATATTGCATGGACTCATCACAACTCATCGAAGAAGGCAACCAATATCGTGCCAACAATCAACCTGCACAGGCGTTGCAGTGTTATACCTTGGCCATGTGCCAAGACCCAGATTCTGCTGCGGCATTCAACAACTATGGCAATGTCATGCGAGAAATGGGACAACCTCGCAGAGGCATACCGTTTTTGGAACATGCTGCCATACTTGATCCCAACAACGTTACAGCACGTTTTAACTTGGCCGTGAGTTATTTGATCATGGGCGACTATGTTCGAGGTTGGCCAGCATACGAAGCACGTTGGCAGTATGAACATCTAGCTGGTTCATTGCCACAGCATGCTCAACCTCGTTGGACTGGACAAGACTTAAAAGATAAGACCATATTGGTAGTAGGCGAGCAAGGACATGGAGACAACATACAGTTTTGTAGATTTTTAGTTAACTTGCATGCTGCTGGCGCAAAAATACTGTTCCAGGTTACTGATGGTATGATACCATTATTATCCAATGCCAGCATTATCAATTGGATTGGAAGATACACTGATGAGCCACCTGAGTTTGATTATTGGGTGCCTATTATGAGTATTCCCGGAGTGTTGGGCATTACATTAGATAATCTTCCCCGACAAATCAGTTATATCAATGCACAAGAAACTGATGTCAAAACGTGGTTGCAACGCATGGGCGCTAAGACACGCATGCGTGTGGGTTTCTCGTGGTCGGGACGCAGAGATGCCTGGCTCAACAAACACAAAGGTGTACCATTTGAAACCATGTTAGAAATGGTTAAAAACAATCCCCAGTATGAGTGGATAAACTTACAAGTAGATGCCACTGATGAAGAATCACAGGCCATGGCTGCAGCCGGAGTAACCATGTATCCAGGTGCTATTGCTAGTTTTTCTGATACTGCGGCACTGATGATGTGTTTGGATGTGGTAATTTCTGTGGATACTGCCATCACGCATCTTGCAGGTTCATTGGGTAGACCAACTTGGTTGATGTTGCAGTGGTTTGCTACAGACTGGCGTTGGATGCTGGATCGTGATTCTAGCCCTTGGTATCCTACTACTAGAATATTCCGTCAACCTAGCATGGGAGATTGGAACAGCGTTACCAAGAAGATAGAACAATATCTAACGTGGTTCAAAGTATAGCCAACAAAAAAGCACCCGAGGGTGCTTTTTTGTTCCTTCCCATCCCTGGGTTGGATTCTCTGATTAGGAGAATGAAAGGTTAGACACAGCGATCTCACCAACATAGTCA